TTTTTTCAGCAGTTGCGGATCGTTGTTCAGTTGGTAGTACAGGCCCCAATCTGTCCCGATGGCCTCACCCTTTGCCAGCTTGCTGGCAAACGACATGACTGAATCCATCTGCCCGGGTGGAATGGATGCCCGCTGCGATGGGGTCAATGCGTTCATGTCGCCGTTGCTTGCAATCAGCGTCCTTTGAGCGTCTGCCACAGCCGCATCGTCGCGCTGCTTCATGGCCTTGATCTGGTCGTCAAACTGGCGCTCCGCCTCTTGCAGTGCAGCCTTCTTCACCGATGGGCTGGCATTGCCAAGCGACTGCAAGACCGTATCCTGAACATCGGCAAGCGTTGGCATCTTGGGCGCCCCGCCACCAGACCCTAGGGCTTTCATGTTCTTGGCAACGTAATCCTGGGTTTCTCTTGGCATGAACGTGAGCCAGTCAGCCCCAGGTGTGCGACTTGCGTCTGCCCTCTTTATGGCGTCATTCAGCGCACCGGGGCCACCGTTGTAAGCCGCCCATGCCTTGGCAACGTCGCCGCCGTACTCTTTGAGCATGGCCGCAAGGTAGTCCCGTCCAACACGCACACGCTCTTGTGGGCTGTCGTCTTTGGCTGGTTTGACCCCATAGCCTGGGTCTTTGTTGGTGCCGTCCATGACTTGCATCAAGCCCTTGGCACCTTTCTGGGAAACCGCATTTGGGTTGCCGCCTGATTCCGTCTGAATCGTGATGTTGACCAGCCTGTCAAAGTCAGTTGGGGCAAGCATGGGGCGAACCGATGACACCGCCGCACTTGCTGCATTGAACGCCAAAGACGCCTCGACCTCTTTGGTTACGTGGGCGCGAACCTCGTAGGCATCTCTTGGCGTCATGTCCTTGGAGTAACGCTCCAAATAACCCATTGCCGTTGCCGCATCACCAGACTCAAGCGCAGCCAAAACCGCACCCTTATGGGCATTGCTCACAAGCTCGTTTGCTCTCTCGTCAGCCCAAACGGCTGATTTCCCAAGAAGTTTTGCGTTGTTGTACGTGGCCCTGCGAATTGATGAAGCCGCCTCGTCAACAGCATCTGGGCTTTGATAGCTTGTCGCAATCACATTTGTGCGATTTGAAACCGTACCCTCTCCAACGGATAGCTGGTATTGCTTGTATTGCGTGGATTCGTGCTGCGTGATCTGCGAATGAAACGACGAGATCATCTGCTTGGCTTGCTGCGAGAAAGCCAGCTTTTGAGCATCATTTCCAAGGCTGTTAACAATGGTCGTGAACTCGTTTCCAAGCATTTCCCGGTATTCGTCCGCAAGCGGCTTTCCATTTGGGCGCTCAAAGGCATCCTTGCCCATGATGTTTGTGAAACCAGCGCTCTTGTCGTAAGACAGGCGCATCTGCGCCTCTTTGGCCTGGTTCAGTGCGTCATCAACGCGAACTTGGTTTGCCTCCCGCTGCAATTCAATGGCGAGATTCCCCGCCGCGCCGCCGGCCTGCATCAGGTCTTGCCCAGCTTGGCGCATACCCACACCGGCATCAGGCAGGCTAGGCGCCTGAATCCTGGGCTGTGGAAGCGATGATGGGGCGGCTTGAAGCCCGTCGTAGGTAGGAACGCGGGGCATGCTTACCACCAGCCTTTCGATTCACCAAGCGAGCCAATTGGGTCGCTGCTGGTGTTTGCTTTTTCGAGTGCGCCGGCCTTCTTCATGCCATACCACTTGTCTGCAACTTGAGTCGCCCCACCAAGCAGTGACGAAAACGCCGCCGTGCCTGGGCTGATAGATGCGGCTTTTGCCCGGGCGCCAATGGCTTCGTTTTGGTAGTTCATGGCCTGGGTTCTGTAGCCCCAAGCCGAGCGCACTGCATTGGCCGTGATCGTGTTCTTGTCGATCTCCTTCATGATCTCGGTCGATGCTGCGATTTCAGCCGCATTACCCACGCCAAGATCAACGCCATTTGCTGCCAATGCGACACGTTGGGCGCTCTTGACACGCCCTGCCTGCATGGTCAGCCGGCCAACTTCGGCATTTCCACGGATCAACTCTTGCTGTGCGCCCATCTCTGAAATGCGGGCGTTGATCTCAGCAATACGTGCCTGACCCTCAGCAATGATCTTGTCGCTTTTTGCAGACCAATAGGAGCCGACGACACCGGCAAATAGGCCAGCGCCCTGCATGGCAAGGCTGGACATGGCCGCAGATTGTGGCGTGATAGCGAACACAGGGCACCCCGCGATTGAACAGCGTCTAAGTTACCGTTGTGCGCCATTCACACGCGCACCCGACACCCATCAAGAACCGATTGAAACCTCAGTCGCCAAGGACACAACCGTCAATGGAGTGGGGGATGTGTGACGCAGATACACCTGACCACCATCCGACCATGATGGGTTGGTCATGACGGGTATTTCCTGGCTCACCAGATCCATAGGGGATGAGTGGGCGCCGAATGTCTGAGGCTTGGTGTCCACCACCTTGTCGAATGACGGGCCGACCTTGAGCACGCTGGACAGGAATACCCGAATCCATGCCTTGTTGACGTTCTTTTGTCTGCCCTGCCCAAAGCTGCCGTCCAGTTGGGCGGCAATGGGGAGCGTCACCATGTCAGCGACAATGGGAAGGCCCACATGCACCTTGGTTGCGGCTGTGTCCAGCGTGATCGACCCGCCTGATACCACCTGTTGGGCTTGCTCGATCCCGTCAGCCAAGATGGAAACCGTCTTGCCGTTCAGGTGAGACAGCCCTGTGATAGTCGTTGCCGCAGTCCCTGAGTAGGTCAAACCGCTGTCAACAAAGAATCCATCCTCGATGTCAGTCACGCGCCGGCTTGCCAGCCTCTCGACATAGCGTTTGTCCGTGCCGCCAATGTTGCGCTTCACCACGACATACAGGACATCCTCGTCACCCTCGGCCACGACGCAGCACGACTCAAAGAACCCATCTGTGGTGTGCTGGTGCCATGCCCCGACTTGCTGGTCTGGAATGTAGGTCAGCGCAAGCAAAACCCCATCACTGCGCACGAACCACACGATGGGCACGGGTGCTTTTGAATAGGCCATATCCACAATGTCGTACCCGTCAAACAGGTGCGATGTTCTCCAGCACAGATCCCCGGCCACATAACCACCGGCCTGTGAGTTGAAACCAAACTCCATGACATGCCCGCCACGCGCCGCACCGTACACAATGGCGCTACCCGCAATCACCGGCTGGACATTGGACGCCCCCACGTAGGACTGAGGCTTGACACTGATCGTTGTCGGTGTGATGGCGTCAGAGTTGACAGAAGTCACCTGCCATTCAGCCGCAGATGTCAGCAGGATCAATTCTGACAATGGGACGATGTGCCGGATCAGATTGGCTTCTCTCGCCGCAACCCTGAACGCAATGCGGTCGTCGTCTTTGAGGGGCAGTGAGTAGCTCAGGTTGCTCTCTGTGCCACTCATGGTGCCCCACAGGTTTTGGGGCTTGACATTGGTTCCAGCAAAGCACCGGCGCTGCTCAAAATAGCTCACCGCGCCAGGGTATTCGACGCCCGTCAAAACAGGCGCGCCAATGACTGCGCCAGTGCCGCCGGCAGCAGACAGCACCGTGACCGTTGGCGACGTGTAATCCCGGCCAGGGTTGACCACGCGAATACCCGTGATGACACCGCCAGAAACCACAGGAGACAATACAGCGCCAGATCCAGACGTGTCGGACACGGACAAGGTTGGCAGGTTCGATGCCGGGTTTATCGTGGCTGATACCGTCGCACCAGACCCACCACCACCAGAGAACACAAATGTCGGGTTGGTGTAGCCGCTACCCTGGGTGTCCACCGTGATGCTCAGGATCTCGTCAGCGTCAGGGAATGGCTTTCTGGTGACTGTGAACGTAGCCCCTGAGCCGGTTGGGTCTGACACAGAAAGCGTGACACCAGACCCATACCCACTGCCCGAGTTGGTCACAGTCACCGCCGTGATTTCGCCGCCCGTGTAAGCCGTGCCGTACCCACTGCCGCCGCTGGTCACTGGCACCGATGAAATGCCGCTTTGAGCAAACGGGGTGTCGTAGATCGGTGGCGTCTTGCCCAGGTCTGGTGCGATGTTGTCATCCACCAATGACAAGGACTGCGTTTGACCGATGTACCCGAACAAACCGCCTTGGTTCTTGTACACGTTGTAGCGCATGGCGCCTGTCGATGCGGCCCATGAAATGGTGTTGTAGGCGCCGGTCACATAGATGTTGTTCTGCACCGTAACTTCATCGCTTGCCACCGATTCTGAAAGCTCATCCGAAGCCACAGCCGTCACGACATAGGCCATGTCAATCTTGGTGTCTGTGTTTGTGCTGGAGGATGGGGGAAGATAGCCCGTTACCGTCACACTTCCAGGAGGCAAGACAGCAGGCTCAAAGTCAATGTCTTCCAGCGTCCAGTTCGTGGCCCCAAGCCGTTTCAATTCTTGAGGTGGATAACTGGTGTGAACCATCGAAAGCACATCAGACGATTGCACGTGATGGATGTCGAACAGGTGATCCTCGTCGTAGCTGTTCGAAACCTCATAGGGTGATGCCCCATCCATGAGCGTTGCGCCGCCTGTGTGGAACCTCATGTACCCCTCGCCAAGCTCAATGACCATCGTTTGAGTGGTCGAGTAGGTGAACGGGATCAGGCGCGTGCGCTTTGCGCTGGTCTTGACCTCGCGCACAAACTGGAACCCGGCCCGGTTCTCTGCTGGGCCTTGTGGCTTGATGATGAAGTTTTTGCACAGAGCAAGCCCTGATTGATACTTGACATCATCAAAGCGCCCGAACATTTCCGGGCTGACCTCGCCGCCCCCAAATGAGCGAAGGATTGTCCTGATGTTTGCCATGCCTTACCTCGCAGCAATGGAGCCAGGGACGTATGTGCTTGTGACCTTGCGCTGGTTGGCGTTCGATGTCTGTGCGCGGTCAAGAAACGCCACCATCTGCTGCAAGCACCGCTTGGATTCAGCCTGCCCAACTTCACCCTTGAGCACAGGTCCGGCAAGCATGCTGGCGAGATACCATGACAGGGTTGAATTGAACAATGGGGAAAACTTCGCTGGGTCAGTGACGCGCTTCACGTAGACCAGCGACGCGCTTTCCAGGTTGCTCAGGATGACAACCTCGCCATCCTCTTGTGCCTGGATGATGTAATCAGCCGATTCGCTGTCATCAGCCGCAGTCGCAGGCAGAACGGAGCAGGCCCGGATCATTTCACTTGGAACAGCGTAGGCATACTCCCAGTTCCATGATTCGACATCGACCTCAGACAACATGACACGGGTCGTTGCAAACTTCCAGTCGTGCATCTCAAGCAGCGAATCCCTTGCATCCGGGTAGAACTGCGCACAATGGCTTGCCTGCGCCGACCCTTCAGGCGGGTCAATGCTGGAAACAGTGGCCTCATCACCCAAGTGTGACAGTGCCAGGTTGCAAATGCTGACTTCTGAGGCCATGCGATTCCCCTAAAAAAGCAGGGGCACGAGGCCCCTGCAAAGCTCTGCTGCTGCGAGAAAGTCAGGCCGATTCGCTGCCGGAAATCACTTCAGCCTTGCGTTTGACTGCGGCCTGCGTGTCCTTCGGCTTCAAGTCACCCGCAACGGGCTTGACCTTCGCCGGCTTGGCGACGGTATCAGCCCACTTCGGGGTCTTGCGGGGCTTGCCGTCTGCGCCAACCGTGTCGAACTCAAAGGATTGACCTGGTTCGACCATTCGGCCATTCACAAACCCTCGCTCCTTGGCAAAGAGTTTCACGATGGTGGATGTTGGTTTTTCGTCAGACATGAAAACCCCCATCAGGCCACGTTGTCAGCATAGGCGCGGTACAGCGCCGGGTCGCTGGTCAAGAAGGCATTGATGGTGCCTGCCGTCACAGTCGTGGTCGCCACCGTACACAAGATGCCCAGGTAACGCTCATAGTTGCCATGTGGCAACTTGCCGCAGTAGATCAGGCCGCCAGCGTTCAGGCGTGAGTCGTTGGCAGCGGAGTCATCCGTCACCAGCGCAGCGGTTGCGTAATGCGATGTGCAGTCAGCAACCACACCAGCGCCCAGGGTCGCCAGGGAATCAGACACCAAATGGAACTGAATCGTTCCGGCGCTGCCGCCTGTGATGATCTCCGTGTCACCCGTCTGGATGACAAGGTACATGTCCGAGCCTTCCAGGTTGGTGGTGGTGTTCGGAGAGGTATAGGCTGGATCGAGGTCGATCACGTTGCCGATCAGGGCAGTGCCTGCGGAAGCAGCCACCGACACGTTATCGGCAAATTCATTGCGAGAGTCGAGAATCATGATGGTTTCCCTTCTGGCTTAAATGCCGGATTCGGTGGACAGGATTTGGTCAACGCGGCGAATCGGGACGCCACGGAAGCGGGTCACGAACCTGCCTTGTGCTTCTTCCTGGGTCTTGAACTGCAACAGGGGGTCACGGTTCATTTGCAGGTCGAAGGCGTCCAGCGCATCACGGTTCATGTAGATGGCTGGGCGGCAGCGGTTCAGACTTGGGATACGGCGCATCGCCTTTGCCAGCATGTCACGCAGCACAGGGCCGGTGGCGCCGGAAGCGATGATGTCTTCCAGGTCGAAGTTGATGCGAACAACATAGCGCCAGTCACGCACCACCATGCCGCAATCCCATTTGTAGTGGGTGCGGTAGGCTTCCATGCGACCACCAGAGCCGTCCACGTTTTCAATGGTGACATGGCCCTTGTCGGTGATCTGCAAACCGGCTTGCGAGCCCTTTGGATAGATCATGTGGCAGGTGTCAGGGCCCCAGCCAACCACCCAAATCGAGGTGTTGTCGGTGCCGTCAGGCGTTGCAGCCGATGTCAGGATGTTCTCGCCGTTCACTGCCGACTGGTCGTTGAAGCGTGGAGCCAGGCCGGTGAAGCCTTCGGGTTCAGTTGCTTCGTTGCCGTACACCATGTAGCGAGCGACCTTCTGACCAAAGCCTTCGATGATCGCGCTTTCTTCAGACAGGCGCCATGCGGCAGAGTTGCCATTCAGATCGGCCAGGGCCTTGTCCACTTCGGCATAGTTTTCCAGCATGCCCAAGCCTTCGCGCACCTTGACGCTGGTGCTCTTGGTTGGCTGGACACCGCCGTACAGCTTGCGCCATGTGGGCTCAGGGATGCCGGTGCGCACGCTGGTCGTGTGGCCGGTCAGTTCGTTGCCTTCGATCCAGACGGCATCGTCAAGAATTTCATTGGTCTGATGCAGCATCTCAATGACCTTGGACACTTGTCCGTTCGGTTCAAGACGCTGCTTCACGTCCAACAGGGTTGGGTGGGTTGCTGCGAGTGTTGACATGTCAATCTCCTATCAGGGATTCATTTGCGACTTGGAATAAAAACCTTGGGCCGTGTGCGTTTGCGATGCGCCGCCACCAGACACCATTCGGTCTTCACTGATTGCTTTGCCGACCTTGAGAAACAACCGAATCACTTCGGGGTGGTTGTCCAGGCCGGATTCCTTGAGCAGACCTTGCAGACCATCGGAAGCGAACTCCTTGACGGTCTTTGCATACGTAGCCATGTTCTCGTTGAACTTGTCGCCACCAAACTCCTTGTCGGCCTTGGCTTCATCCGCCCACAGGACGCGGGCTTCATCGACAAGGCGGGCGTGTTTCGACGCCAGAGCAGGGGCGAGCTCATTGAGAACAGACTGCGCAGCCTCTTGGCTCAGGTCATGCTTTTTGGCGACAGCCTCGAAAACACCCAGCACATCACGGTCAAAGGCTTGGCCTTCGGGTGGTGTGAACTCGTATTTCTCAGGGGCACCAGTTTTTTGCTGGGCCGTATCGCCTTCTGGCTTGACTTCACCCGTTTGGGCGGTTTGAGCGTCAGATGCGGTCTGCTGCTGCGACACCTGTTCCGCACCAGTAGCGGCAGTTGTCACGGTTGTCGAGGATTGGCCTTCAGTGGTCGTTGTGGCTGTTTCCGTCGATGCTGTTTGCTCTGTGGTCATTTGCTTCGTTCACCATGGTTTGGTACAACTCAGGGCATAGGCGATTGATCAAACCAAGCGTGCGGAGCCCATCGTTCTTGTTACCTTCGGCAAAGGCCATAGCCATTGCGTTGGTGTTGAACGAAAGACGGAACACGCCAGCCCTTTCAAGTTGCCGCCAGACAATCCGGCGACCTCGCTTGCTGCGCATGAGCCACTTGAAGTCAGACTCCTCGGTGTCCTTGGACAGTTCATCGCGCTTCGCAACTTCTTGCGCTGCACGCTCTTGCCCTTGGAGATCGAATGGGTCTGCTTCTTTCACGAAGCAAATTTATGTGTTGTCAGATGAGGCACGCGCACCCGCAAAGCACACCCATGGACTGCGCAAGCGCTTCCCTGGCCCTGATAAGCTCTAGAGTGTTTGTTTGCATGGCGGTGTGGTGGGTTAGGCGACCTTGCCAGCGCTGACACCGCCAATGCGGATCGTCCCTGAAGGCATTGCGCCAGTCGCGGCTGTAACGCTTACATACAAACCAAGTGACGTTGTTCCAACTGGGGCGGCGATCTCAGGCACCCTCTGCTGCATTTTGTGTTCGCCGTCTCGCAACGAGCCATTGGATGACTGCGCAGAGTAAGCCCTTGCCCACGTCGAAGTCCCGTTGAATCTCAGTGCTGTATTAACGGTGAGAATGCCAGAGTGGCCCGCAAGCAAATGAACGTCCGCCACCATTCGAACAACATCACCCACAGATATACCGGCTGTTGCAAGCGATGCGGACGGGATAATGAAGTCTGGGCCTGAACCAGCAGAAGACGATGCAAAAGACACCTCCCACCAGTTACCGGCCCCGCCGTCCGTTCGTTGGACGATTGACGAAACCCCGGTGCCAGTCAAAGTCATCTGCACACCTGTTGGAGCAGAACCTGTCACACCACCCGGCAAGGTTCCACCAGATCCCGTCATAAGCGGGTTTGTGCATGCGTTTTCAGCAACAACTCGCGGGTTGAAAAGCGACCTGCGCGGCAGTTTTGACAGCAGTGTGCCTAGCATCACGCCGATAGCTTGCGCACCCTTGTTGTACGGATGAACCGCTCCATCCGTATGCCCAGGAAGCGGTGCGCTTGTTGATGATGATGGATCAATGTATGCATACATCGCATCAAGCAACGGCCAACGTTTGACCCTGGCTAGATTACGCAACTTTTCGTTGAAAGAGACCCATTCAGACCTTAGCGCAGAGGTGCCGCCTGAGAACGTTTCCCCGGCAGGTATGGTCATGCAAATAGGTACAGCACCGATAGATTCAACAAGGGCGCACAATGTTGCGTAACCGTTCAGAGTCGCATCAGATGAGTAACCCTGCGTCAGGTCGTTTGTGCCTGCGGGTATCAAAACAAAATCAGGCGTGTTTGCCAGCACCTGAGATGCAAAATTTGCCGCAATTTGGTCAGTTCTGTTTCCTGAGTTACCTCCAACGGCCACCATGTCAATGGGGTTTCGTGCGTTGTACAAACCCAGCGGAACAAACGCGCCACCGAGGAAAGCGTTTGAACTGGCTGCTTGTTGTGTGGCGAGGGAATCCCCCCACACAACAAGCCTCACGCCTTGGGTGCCCCCCCAGTACGCTGGCGTAAGGTCTGCCGCCGCCTCCCCCACCGCATCCCGACCAGGGCCTGGAGGGATGGTTGAGTCAGGGCCGAACTGAACATTAGCGCCCAAGGCGCCCCGGTTTGTTTCAAGTGTCACGCCCATGTCACACCCCCATCCATGCCGATACGGTTGCGTCAGTGCCCGAGATTGCGGTCACGTTTGCCCGAACAAAGGCCCACGAAGCGGCTGCCGCGAACCCGTCGCTCGTTGACGTTGTGCCCAGCGTGAGGGTGATCGTGCCAAGCGTGAGCCAGTCGTCACCGTTGTCGGACACTTCAATCACCACAGTGGCCGCGCCGCTGCCAGTGCTGGTCGTGCCGGATGCTTGGAATGTTGTGTCCTTGGTGCTGAGAGTGGCTGTGCCGCCTGCGCCCGTGGCCGTGGCCGCGTTGAGAATCTTGACTGCTGGCATGATCAATCCTTTCAGGTGTACCCGCTGAACTGCTGGGTGATGTCTGTGAGTGCGTTCTGCCCGCTGGTGTCGGCAGATGCGAAATCTCTTGCTGTGGCTGCGCGCTGCTGCAATTGGTCAGCCGCTGCCTGCTGTTGCATGGCCTGGGCGCGTTGTTCGCGGATCATTGCTACGCGCTTGCCTGGAACGATCAGCTTTGGATCAAGGCCGGTGATGTCGGCATAGTGGTCAGCCCAATAGTCGGCATCGAACTTGTCGACAACTTCAGGTTTCACGGCCATGATCTGGCCCAGGTTCATGACGAACCTGTCAATGCTGTTGGTGGCAATGGCCCTCTGAGCCTGGGCCAGCATGGAGACAAACTCGACGTTCAACTCAATGCCCTGCAACTCAGGTGGTGCAGGCGGGATCAGGTTGGCCTCTATCATTCGCTCAAACGTCATGTCGATCAGCGGCGACAAAATCTCGTTGTGCTGGCGCTCCATGACTGGCCCGAGCATGAGCAGTTTTTCCTCGTGGCGCTCTGCCACCTCTGTTGCCGTCATGTTGGTTCGGTCAGATCCGGCCAGCATCAAGAACAGATCAGCATGGAATGCAGAGTTGATGCGCTCACGCACATCGCGGATGTCATCAAGCAGGTAGTCAAGCCGCAGATTGACCTCGAAAGCCGAGCGAATCCCGCCATTCGGGGATGTCATGTCCACATGAGTCTGCCCACCTGGAAGCAGGTTTGATGGCTGGTTCATCATGCTTGTGGGCATCTGCAATGGCGGCTTGACTTGGTAGTCGATGGCCTGGGCCTTGCGAAGCTGCTGGTGTTGCAACTGCTTGATGTCGCCCAAAGCCTCCATGCCTGGGCTGTTGCCGTACACGTCACCCGTGGTCACGTCCCACCGTGGGCAAAGCGACTTGAACCGCTTGAATCCTGACTCGCTCAGAACCTTGTCCTTGTCGCCAGCCGCCTCGAAATAGATGGACTTCCACTCCATGTTTTTGGCGTCACGCTTGCGCAAATCACGGTCTGCACGCGGCTCCACAGCATGGATGATGCGTACACCCGCACTCAGGTTGCCGGCGTCATGCAAGGTCTTTACCGTGGTGCTCACCTTGTCGGCGCCAAACTCACCAACCACTTGGGCTACGGTCAATTCAAACTCGCGGTAAAGCGTGTTCACGCTGCCCATGTAGTCCGTCGCAAGGGCAAATTCGCCAAACGTGTGCGGGTGCAGGTGCATCACGTTGTTGTAGTCAGGCATGAAAGATCCGGCCCACGTACCAAAAGCGCCCAACTCCTGATAACAGGTGTGCAGCGCCCGGTATGTGTTGGACTTGGCAAACACCATTTGCATGGTGCGCTGGATGTCTGCAAGCCACTGCTTGACGGCATCTGACTCGTCCAACTCTGGAATGGAGGTTGTCAGCCTGAACCAGGGCCTTGCTGGACTGGTCATGCCCGCCATCATCCCGGCGCCCAAAACACGCAGCGCACGGGTGCCAGTGCTGTCATAGATGGCGTTGTGCTTGCGCTCACCACGGTTGCGGTCAGTCACCAAGAACCTGCCTGACCTGGGCAACAGATGTCGGCTGATTTCCTCGCCGTGATCCTTCCAGGAAGAAAACTCCTGACTGAGCGATTGCCACCGTTGAAGGAGTTTGGTCTTGTCTTCCATCACTGCCCCAGCAAGGTGTTTTTCCCGAGCGACAGGGAATTTGGATCAACCCCCGCCGCCCCGGTCAGCATCGTTCCAGCCTGACCTGATCGGCTTGCCATCTGTGCTGAGGCCATGATCTGCCCGATGTTTGGGCGCTTGCTGTTGGCGCGGTTGAAGTCTTGCTGTGCCAGTGACTCAGTGCGACGGGCGTTCGCCTCAGCCTGGTTCATGGCGCGCTCGTTCTGCTTTGCGGCTTTTCGGCCTTGTGTGTAGGTGACTGCCGTATATGCAACAGCAGTTACAGCGGCTGCGACAAACAAGCTCATGCAAGCACCTCGGTTTGGTTGTTTTGGATGGCGCGACGTGAACCCAGGCGGCTGGCCTCTGGCGTCATTTCTTCTTCAATGGCCGTCACATCTGTCAGGCTCGTGGGCCAAACGGTTGTCCAATAGGTCAGCGAGTTCGTTTTGCCGGCCCGCTTGGCGCCCTTCTTTGCTGGCAGAACCGCAAAGCCTTCGATGTGCTGGACACCTTCGTCAGTCGTGACAACGATGTCGCCAGAGACAATGCAGATGTTGTCCATGTTGGTCAGCGCACCTGTCAGGGTGGTGCCCGCTGGAATCACAATCGTCCTGGCGCACATGCCCCCATGAACCAGCGTGTGGGTTTCAATGGGGACTTGCGGCAGTGTCAGCAAGACATCCTCAGCCGCACGAACTGCGGCAGGATCAGGCATGCGCGAGAGGAGGCAGGGCGTACTTACCATGCCGCCAATTTATGCAGCATGGCCCGCATCACGCGCACCTCAGCGCATGGCGTATGGGTCGTGATCCTCGGTTTGCCTGCTTGCGGCGTAGTGCTCTACTGCCGTTTTAGCCACCGGGAAAGCAAACGTCAGGGCCAGCGCATCGGCCTTGTCTGGTGATCTGCCGATTGCTGCCTTGATGATGTTCTTGTCCACCACACGGAACTTGTCACCCTGGTAGACATAGGTCAGGGCGCACAATTCCTCTTTCAGTTCTCGGTCATTTGGTAAGGCCCCACCAGCCTTGACCCATTCAGCCAGCTCGAAAAGCATCTCACTTCGCTTGTTGAAATACCTGTAGTCGCTGGGTTTGCCGCCAAACTGCACACCCACCACGGCATGGCGCATCTGACGCATGCAGTCAATCACCCCAGCACCATACCCGCCTGTCTCGTCAATGAAGAAGGCATCAGCGCCCTGCCTGGTTTTCTCGTCTGCAAACTGTCTTGCGACCAGCATCGTGTCTGGAATGCGCATTGATCGAAGCGGGAAAGCCACCCGGCCTTGTCTCCTGGCTATCACGCTGGAGTCGTCTCCCTGCCTCGCCACATCCCCGCCCAAGACAATGGGCGCGTCCTTGTAAACGTCTGCCGAGTAATGCCTAGACATTGCAGCATCGACATCATCCGGGCCAAGCAAAGAGTTAAACCCGGTTGCAGGGAACAGCCCCAGGATGGTTGCCATCACCCACGGGTTTTCTCGCCCGTAGGTGTCGATCATCTCTTGCGCGTGCTCTTTGCTCACCCGTGGCGTTCGCTTGGGGTCTGCTGGGTCTGCCGTGATTGTGATGATGTCCCATGCATTGCTTGCCCTGGTGCATGAGTCATAGAGCAGGCCCGTGGTGCTTGTCGGGTTGCCGGCCTGGATGATGGCAGCGTCTGTCGGGCTACCCGTGAAAATCTGTGTTGCCGCACGCCCCACAGGGATAGGCATATCACCTGTCTCGTCCAGCAGGACAAAGGGAAATTGACTGTGAAGGCCAGAAAGCGCCCGCCCGATAGCCTCGGCGTCAGCGTCCTTGGCAAAGGATCTGGCGGACAGAAACCACGTTTCAGGGTGGTCGTTGGCGTAGATGGTCGATTTCGTCCATGTGAATGCATCAGACAAGAACCGGCTTCTCCCCTGCCACTTGGCAAGTTCAGCCCACAGGTTGTCTGCCAAGTTGTCCCGAGTAATGGACAAAGCCGCGCCTTTTGGGTGCTCACCCTTGGCAGCAAAGCAGGCCAGCCTATGCCAGCCAGCCCATGCCAGCGTTGCAGACTTCCCAGGCCCTGTGCAAGCCTTCATGCACAGGTTGCGCTTTGGGTTGTACTCACCACCCAGCAGGGTTAGGGCGTCACGCTGCCACTCGTCAGGCTCAACACCGAAGTTGTCCACCGTGAACTTGATAGGGTCGCGCCTCCATTCCTGGATCTTGGCGCGGGCTTTCTCAATGTTGCTCATTCATCCCCGGCAATCAGTTGCTCAAGGCTTACCTTGCCGCTGTGTTCGTGCTGGGTCTTGTCGCCGTATTTCTTGGGGTTCCACTTTGCCAACAGCTTGAGCCGGGTTTCGATCCTCAGCTTTGACCTTTGGACGTGCT